ATCAAAAGCCGCTTGATGTTGAAGGACGGTTGTTCTCTGACCTCAAAACCTACGATGTTCTGCCGGAAGGTACGGAAAAGTGCATAGCATACTGCGATACAGCCGATGAAGGTAGCGACTATTTAGCGTGTGTGGTTGGCGTTATCAAAGATGGCGAAGGTTATGTTACGGATATTTACTTCACGCAGGACAATATGCAGATTACCGAACCTGCCACGGCTGACCTCTTAGTAAGAAACAAGGTAAATAGCGCAAAGATAGAGTCGAACAACGGTGGTAAAGGCTTTGCACGCAACGTAGAACGGCTAATATGGGAGAAATACCACACCAAACAGGTAAATGTGGAGTGGTTTCACCAGACGGAAAACAAAATGGCTCGTATTCTCACAGGAGCAACCTTCATTCAGAACCATGTGTACTTCCCTGAAAAGTGGGATAAGAAGTGGCCAGAGTTCTATAAGGCGGTCATGGGATTCTCTAAAGAGGGCAAGAACAAGCATGATGATGGTGTTGAAGCCTTAGTAGAATGGGGGAAAATGATAACAGGTGACGGCAGTATCAACTCTTATTTAGAGTGGATGAAGAAAATGCAGGGGGTAAGAGTATGAGCAAGGAATTTGGTGCATGGAAATTAACGATATTAGACGTAAAGGTTTGTAAACCACGGAAAACTATCAAAGTAATAGCAAGCCATCCATTGTTAGATACTTATGCAGTAAAGTTTGACTGCAATAATTTCTATGAGTTCACATATGATGAAAAAGAAAACAAATATTTGGTTGAACCTACTGGTAGAAAATATTGCACACCGTTTTCTCCTGAAAAGTTCCATGAATACTTTGAAGATGTCACTATGGAGGCAAAGGCATGAAAGAATCAGATAAGGAAAAATTTGCAGAGTGGGTGGCAAAGATGATTGTGTTTTGGAGTATTTCGGCACTTCTTTACTTTGCCGTTATCCACAATTCTACAGTAGCATGGTGGATTATTGGCTCTTTGTGCGTTATGAAAGTAATGGATTGGTATAAGGGAAAAGAAAAGGAATCTGAAAATGATAAAAATAACTGATACCAAAAGTCAAAACAGAAAAGCCCTACATATGATTCTTCATCTTCACGATTTGTGCGAACAATACGCCAATGCGGTAAATAATATGTCATATTTGGGAGCACAAAATCTTGATGGTATGCCACATGGTACTGGCGTGGGCAATCCAACCATGCAAAAAGCCATTAAACTGACCGAAATTGAGTCTAAGAAAAATTGGATAATGTCTATTGAGACTATGGAAAACACGCTGAATGAAAATCAGACGGCTTTTCTCAAATTTAGGAGAATGGCTGAAAGAACGGCAGAGGTTTCAAGCGTAAGAGGCAGACCCTCATGGGTGGCTTTTGTGCAGTGCAAGTACAATGATTGGTACTATGAACGCTACAAAAAAGAAATTTGTGTGAGTGAGGACACTTTGAAATCATGGCAATCAAAAATCGTTGACAAAACGGTTAGAATCGCCATATACAACGGTTGTTTCTCAATGTAAATATTATTTTATGTTACCTAAAAATGGCTTTTGAGTGTGCTATTATGGTAGTATCAAAAGAGATGTCTAAAGGGCGTATCGTTAAGGCGGTACGTCTTTTATTTTTAGCGGAAAGGAGGTAACAATTTTGGGATTTTTAGACAATATGTTAAAAAAAGTCATTGCCAATCAGTTCTCTATAGCTGATAAAGCAAAGGCAATATCCCAAGAACAAACCGTAGTAAGCGGTGAACAGACTGTCTACAATCCCGGTGGACAATATAGCCCTTCCAATCCGCTGACACCGCAACATCAAGGGTTCAATCCGTGGCAGTATCAGTATCAAGTTGGCAGTAACCTTGTAATCACACCACGTACAGAAAGAGAAGGTGTGCTATTACCCTTCAATGTTCTCCGTGATGTAGCTGCAAACCACGACATTACCGCGCTTTGTATCAAGATGATGATTGACCAAGTTTGCGGTGACGAGTGGGATATTGTTGTGGCTGATAAGAATGACCGTGAACACTACGAGGACGATATAAAGGCGGTCAAGAAATTCTTTGCACGCCCGGATAAGATTCACTTGTTCAATGATTGGCTGAAACCTATTCTGTACGATACATTGTCGATTGACGCGGCAACAATATTCAAACGGCGTACTCGTGGAGGGAAGTTACATTCCCTTGAATATGTTGATGGCAGTTGCTATTCGGATGATACCGAAGTGTTGACTAAAGAGGGGTGGAAACTCTTTAAGGACGTTGACATGGAGAATGACCTGTTTGCAACACGCAACATGGAAACGAAGAAGTTTGAGTGGCAGAAAGCCCATTACTATCACGAAGCGGATTGGGATAGTGACACAATGGGCGATATGATTCACTTCAAGACTAGAAGCCTTGATGTGTTGGTTTCTCCTAATCATAGAATGTTGGTTGATTCTTTGCCTAGATGTATGGGAGGGAGCAGACATAGAAAGGGTGAAATTATTGTAAAAGCAGGTGAACTTGCTAATGCAGTAATGGGAAAACTCACGAATGTTGCTTTGCCAGCTACCTCTGTTTGGGAAGGTAAGGAGATTAAATCATTCCATTTGGACAAAACTAGCATACGTTCCGAAGATATTGATTGGAACGGTGATGATTATTGTGCCTTTATGGGAATGTACCTTTCTGAAGGTTCGTTTGCTAAAAATGGAAAGAATGTGTATATATCTCAAAGGGGCTTTTCCAAAGGATATGAACCTTTCAAAGAGTTGCTTACTAGGATTCTAGGCAAAGAACCTTGTTATACAGGTGCTAACTTTGTCATAGCCAAAAAGCCTTTAAGAAATTATCTCTCTCAATTTGGACACGCATTGGAAAAGTATGTGCCTGATGAGATTAAAAATGCTACACCTAGACAGTTGGAAATCTTTTGGCATTACTATATGTTAGGCGATGGTCATTATGAACGTGGTGGTAAGCGTTCTAAAATGACTCGCCAAAGAATTTCAACGTCAAGCACTCGTATGGCTGGTGATTTGCAGGAAATAGCACAAAAGATGGGACTGTCAGCTAGTATTCATACTGATAGCAGACGTTTAGACCATGTAATGTCTAATGGCAGGGTTATTAAAGGTGAAAATTGCCATGAGAGATATATCGTGTCTTTACGCACTTCAAAAAGGCAAATTATTAAGGTGCATAAACAAGCATATAAAGGGAAAATTTATTGTGTTTCTGTGCCTAATGAAATTCTCTATGTACGGCGGAACGGTCAGCCTATTTGGTGTGGGAATACCATTAAACCACTAATTGATGTTTATGGTAGAACACCGTTACCGCCGTATGCAGCATACCAGCAAATTTGCTACGGAATACCGTATGGCTCTAGTGACCAGCCTATCACCAAAACCCTTGGCTTCACAGTCGATGAAATCTCATATCGTCCACGTTACCCACGGACGTATTCACGCTACGGCACTTCACCGATTGAAAATATCTTGATGAAGATTAACATTGCTCTACGGCGTGACAGCGTAAACCTTGCGTATTATACGGACGGTACAACGCCGGACGGTGGCATTTTTACCTTTGATAAAGAGGATATGACACCCGACCAGATAGAGCAGTTTGCTACGCTCTACAACGACATAATGAGTGGGCGGCTCAAAGAACGCATGAAGCTGAAATTCCTGCCCAAAGGCAAGTATACGGCTACGAAAGAGCATAAGTTTGATGTTCAGTATGATGAATGGATTGCTCGTATCGTTGCCATTGCGTTTGGTGTAAATCCGCAGCAGTTCATTATGATGATGAACCGCAGTACAGGACAATTGCAGGACGAACAGCAGACTGAATTAGGGCTTGCACCGCTTGAAAACTTCCTCAATGAGTGGTTCACGGATATTATTCAGAACGATTTAGGCTATCCGCACCTAAAATTTGCTTATGTAGGCGAAAAGAGAGAGGACGCGGCTATGTCTATCAAGCGTGATGTTGAGTTTGTTCAGAGTGGTATCTTGACGATTGATGAGGTTCGTAGTCAGCGCGGTATGCCACCGATTACGGGTATGCCAGACGGAACACCGCCGATGGTCAAGGTTGGTAATGACGTTATCCTTCTCACGGAAGAATACATCAAAGCTAAGACACAGGCACAGATTGAAGCGTTGCAGTACGGTAATGTACAGGCTGGCAATCAGTCAGACCTAGAGAACAAAATCCGTGAAGCAAGACGCTCTGAAACGCCACAGGATAGCGCAGAAGGGCAGGATAAGCCTATGGATGATAAAACACCTGCAAAGGATAAAGAAGAAGCGCAGAAAGCCTTACAGAACGAAATGAGGGATTTCCGCAAGTACGTTCTCAATCGTCTAAAAAAAAAGAGTCGCGGAAAACGCAAGTTTGAAACAGAGGTAATTCCGCTTGAAGTTCGTGATTCGATTTATGAACGGCTTGAAAAGGCTGAAAATGTTGCTGACATTGATGATATTTTTGACTCTGTTATGTGGGAGTTACAAGTAAATAACGCCAAGAAGGAAAGCGAAGAAGAAATACAATCCGTTTTTGACGATATAATGCAGGAAATCATTAACAATCTTAGCGACCTAGA